TGCAGCAATCTCGCGCACGGCCTGGGCGATCGAGCCGCACAAGGGTGCGGATCTCTGGGCCTTCTTTCGCGTGAAGGCCGCCGGCATCAAGCTCACCTCGGCCGAGATCGAGGCCTCAATCGATGCCGCTGCGCAAGCTGCGCCACGCAGCCAGCGTGCCGGCAACGTGGCAGTGCTGCGCCTGAATGGCGTGATCATGCACCGCGCCGAGCAGGTTGATGATATTTCGGGGCCAGGCGGCACATCGAGCGAGCGTTTCGGCGCGCGCTTCGATGAGGTGCTGCGCGATGACAACGTGAGTGCGATCGTGATCGACATTAACTCGCCAGGTGGTGCGGTGTCGGGCACGCCTGAGCTTTTTGCCAAGATCCTGGCGGCGCGTGGCCAAAAGCCGATCATCGCCGTGGCCAATGCCATGGCCGCCTCGGCCGCCTATTGGATCGCCACCGCTGCCGATGAGATCGTGATCACGCCATCGGGCGAGGTGGGCAGTGTCGGCGTTTGGACGGCGCACGATGATCTCTCCGAGGCCTTCAAGATGGCCGGCATCAAAACCACGCTCATCTATGCCGGCCAGTACAAGGTTGAGGCCAATCCTTTCGAGCCACTCGGCGAGGAAGCCAGGGCGGCGCTGCAAGCCTCGGTTCAGGAGTCCTATGAAATGTTCACCCGCGACATTGCGCGCGGCCGTGGCCGCAAGGTCGAGGATGTGATCGCCAACTTTGGCCAGGGCCGCATGGTGAGTGCCGATGAGGCGGTGCGGCTGGGCATGGCCGATCGTGTGGAGACACTTGAGGCAACTATCGCCAGGATCTCCGGCGGATCTCGCGCCGCCGGCGGCCGCAAGGCCGAGGCCATGCGCCGGCGCCTGGCGCTCATCTAATTCCGATCAACTGAGGAATGCGCACCCGCTGCTCACCGGGCAGGCGGGATCATGCGTTGTGGCCCGGCTCAACCAAGGAAGTGTTAGCAATGAAAAAGCTGGCTACTCTGCGGCAGCGTGCAACCGATCTCAAGACTGAGGCCACGGCGCTGCTCGATAAGGCGGACAAGGAATCCGAGGGCATTCTCTCGGCCGAGGCCGAAAAGCGTTATGGCGAGATCGAGGCCGAGCTCAAGACGCTCGCGGCCGAGATCACATCGCTCGAAAAGCAGGCCGATCGCCGCCGCACGCTCGATGCCGTGATCACCTCCGCACCCACCGTGCCGGGCGTTCCGCGCATCACTAGCAGCGAGCGGGATCCCTCTCGCACTGGTGGCTTTGCCAATCTGGCCGAGTTCGCCATTTCGGTGCGCAATGCGCAGACCGGCCAGGGCGCAGATGCCCGCCTGGCCGGGATGATGGCCGCACCTACCGGCTACATGGAAGGCCAGGGCGCGGCCGGCGAGGGCTATCTGGTGCCGGCCGAGTTCCGCGATCAGATCTTTGAGCTGGTGATGGGTGATGAGGATCTGCTCGGTGCTGTGGACATCGAGCCCACCTCATCGCGCCAGGTCGATCTCATCGCCGATGAGTCGACGCCGTGGGGATCCACCGGCGTGCAGGCCAATTGGCGCGGTGAGGGCAGCCAGATGAGTGCGAGCAAGGCGGCGCAGAAGGGGCGCAGCGTTCCCTTGCATGAGCTTTATGCCTTTGTGCTCGCGTCCGATGAGCTGCTTGAGGATGCACCGCGCCTCAACGATCGCCTGACGCGCAAGGCCGCCTCTGCCATTTCGTGGAAGGCCTCGGATGCGATCATGTGGGGCACCGGCGCCGGCATGCCGCTAGGCTTCATGAATGCTGGCTCGCTGGTGACGGTGGCCAAGGAAGGCTCTCAGACGGCCGACACGCTCGATGATCAGAATGTGCTCAAGATGTACTCGCGTCTTTTGGTGGTGCCGGGTGATCGGCCGTTCTGGATCGCAAATCGGGATGTGGTGCCTCAGCTCGCCGGCATGGTGATCGGCAACACTCCGATCTGGATGCCGCCGAATGGCCTCATGGATGCGCCGGGCGGCATGCTGCTTGGTTATCCGGTTCGTTTCTCTGAGCACGCCAAGACGCTGGGCGATCTCGGCGACATCGTGCTCGGATCCTGGAAGGGCTATTATGCCGCACGCCGCACCGCCGGCGCGCAGTTCGCGCAATCCATGCATTTGTTCTTTGACTACGGAATGCAGGCCTTCCGCTGGACGTTCCGCCTCGGCGGCCAGCCTCACCTCTCGGCGGCCGTATCGCCGGCCAACGGTAGCAACACCAAGAGCCATTTCGTGGCACTCGCCGAGCGAGCCTGATCGGGCTCGCCTGGCAACGTGATCTAGCCTGGCGCGCGAGCTCTCGCGCCAGGCCTTCGTTCCGGCATTAGGGCACCGCCGGCAAAGTTTGGTGGCCCTTTCATCAATCTCAAATTTGAGGGTTATCCCATGACTAAAGTATTGCGGCCGTCCGATGCCTGCGCAGTTCTTGCCAGCATCGATCCCGATGCCTACGCCGCCAGCACCGTGACAACGGGCTGGATTGCAGCCAAGAATTTCGAGCAGTTTCTCGCCATTGTGCAGGCGGGTGATCTCGGTGCCTCGGCCACGCTCGATGCCAAGCTTGAGCAGGCCAAGGATTCGGGCGGCACAAGTGCCAAGGACATCACCGGCAAGGCCATCACCCAGCTCACCCAGGCTGGCACCGACTCCAACAAGCAGGCCTTGATCAACCTGCGCCAGGATGAGCTCGATGTGGCCAATGGCTTCACCCATTTCCGCCTCAGCATGACGGTGGCCACCGCCACAAGCGATGCCGGCGGTATCGTGCTCGGCCTGGTGCCGCGCTATGGCCCGGCGTCCGACAATGATGCCTCGGCCGTTGATGAGATTGTGGCCTGATCACTCGCTGATGTAACTCGCACCACCGGCCTGGCCGGTGGTGCCCATTCTGAGGGTATTCCATGAAAATCAGGTTTTCCGTGCGCCGCGAGGTGCAGGATGAGAATCGCGGCACCGACAAGGCCACGATCTTTGAGGCCGGCCAGGTCTATGATCTGCCGGATGCCTCGGCGAGCCGCTGGCTTGCGCGGGGCGTGGCGATCGCCGTTGAGGATCCGGCAGCTGGTGCCGGCGCGGGATCGAAACGCAAGGCCGGGAAAAAGGCTGCCAAGATCGATGGCACTCAGGGTGCGGGTGCTGATGATTCCGGCGGTGCCGGCGAGGGCGGTGGAGATCCCGCCCAGGGCGAGGCCGAGGGCTCGGCCGGCGGTGAGGATCCTGGTGCCGGTGGTGATCCTGCCGATGGCAACGCCGGCGATGAAACCGAGGCAAAGGTTTAACCACCGTGCAGCTCATCATCAAAACGCCGCCCACGGCCGAGCCGGTATCGCTCGCCGAGGCCAAGGCGCACTTGCGCGTCAATTGGTCGGATGATGATGCGCTGATCACGGCCTATGCCAAGGCCGCACGCTCAGGTGTCGAGGCATATCTCAAGGCGGCATGTCTCGCCACCACCTATCAGCTCAAGCTCGATCGTTTCCCGGCCACAATTGAGTTGCCAGTGGGTCCGGTGCTCACGGCTGATGGCTTCTCGATCAAGTATCTCGATGATGCCGGCGATGAGCAAACACTTGCCGCCGGAAAATATAAGGTTTCGCTCGGCGAGCGGGCGATCGTGCGGCCGAGCTACGGCAACACCTGGCCGAGCACCCGCGCCGAGCTCGATGCCGTGACGGTTGAATTTGTTGCGGGATGGCCTGAGGCAAATCTGCCGGCGGTGATCAAGGCGGCAGTGCTCTTGTGGCTCGGCGATCTCTACAGCAACCGTGAGAATACACTGCTCGGCACCGCCGCGATCAAGATGCCCACCGGCATCGAGGCGCTGCTCTTGCCGCACGTCATTCATTCATAGGCCATCCGCACCATGTGGGTGCGTTTTGTCAGCGATTTTGATTGGTATCCGCCTGAGAAAAAGGGGCGGGTGCATGTCGCCTATAAGGCCGGGATGAGGTTGCTGGTGCGGCGCAAATGTGCCGCCGATGCGATCGCGGCCGGTGCTGCTCAACTCTTGGAAAGGGAAAACCATGGACATCACAAGCATTGATTTCTTGCTCTCGCTCAAGGCCTACACCACCAAAGATAACGATCTCGGTGATCCGGTCCATGCGCCTCAGCTGAAAAAGCAGCTCTCTTTCGGCGACGGGACCACCGCCAACAATGCGGATATTGTGTGGACGGATGAACGCACGGTGAGTTCGGCCTCGAATGATGATCTCGATCTCGCCGGCGTGCTGGCTGATGCGTTTGGTGACACGATCGCCGCCGCCGAGATCGTGGGCATGGTAATCGTGGCGGATGATGGCAACACCACCACGCTCACGATCGGCGCAGGATCCAATCCCTGGGCCACGATGTGGGCCGCTTCCGGTGACGGCATCAAGGTGCCGCCTGGCGGGGTGTTTGTGATCATGGCACCCGATGCCAGTGGCCTCGGCGCCGTCACCGCCGGCACCGGCGATATTCTCCGGGTTGCCAACGGCTCTGGCGCCGCCGCCACCTACAAGATCTTTATCATCGCGCGCTCGGCCTGATCCGATGCTGAGGGCGGGTGAGCTCACAACGCCGGTTGAGTTTCAGGCGCGTGAGCCGCTCGCCGCGCCGGGCGATGAAAACGGCACGGCGATCGGGGCCTGGCGGCATCAGTTCTTTGCGCATGCAAAGCTGGTGCCGCTGCGCCGCTCCGAGACTGTGATCGCGGCCAGGCTCTCAGGGGTGCAGCCCTATGTCATGACGATCCGCGATCACACGGCCGCCAAGAGCCTCGCCACCGATTGGCGGGTGATCAATCGCCGCACCGGCGAAACATTCAACATCCGCACCGTCGAGCGGGATCCCATGAAGCGGGGCCAGGTCGAGTGCGTGATCGAGGCCGGGCCGGTGGATGGCTAGGGTTTACCTCAAGGGCCTGCCCAGCCTCAAACGCAAGCTGATCAAGCTCAAAGAGGAAACGGCGCCATCGATCAGGCCAGCCATGGAGCAAGCGGCCACGCTCATCACTGACACGATGCGCAGCCTGGCGCCGGTCGAGGATGGCGATCTCAAGGCCTCGATCGGCTGGACGTGGGGCGATGCTCCAAAAGGCTCGCTTAGTTTCTCGCACACGATCGGCGGCAACAAGATCACGATCTATGCCGGCAATGCCGAGGCCTTCTATGCCCGGTGGGTTGAGTTCGGCACCGCGCCGCACAATATCGCCAGGGGTGGCGGCACCAAGGGCTTTGCAAAAAGTGGTGCTGCCGGCGTCAAGCATCCGGGTGGCACGGCTCGGCCGTTCTTTTATCCCGCGTACAGAATGCACAAAAAGCAGGTGAAAAAGATGATCGCCGATCAGATCAAGATCGCCATGCGGAAAGCCGTGCAATGATTGACACAACCGTGGCGCTGCAACAGGCCATTGTTGCGGCCGTGCGCGCCGATGCCGAGCTCACCCAGCTCATCAATCAACGAATATGGGATCGGCCGCCGAGCTCACCCGAAAAGCCATACATCACGATCGGGCCGGTTGACGTGATCAGCGATGATGCCACCTGTATCGATGGCGACGTGATCACGCAATCGATCGATGTGTGGAGCACCGAGCCTGGCCAGGTCGAGTGCAGGAAGATTTGCGGCGCCGTGCGCAGATTGTTGCGCCGCCTGCAGTGCAATCAGGGCGGTTTGCGCTTTGAGATCGAGCATCAGGCCACGCGAGTTTTCACCGATGCCGATGGGATCACGACACATGGCGTGGTGACAGTTCAAGCGATCATTGACACTTTAGGAGATTAGGAAAATGGCGCAGCCAGGGACTATCAAATTCGGAAAGATGAAAGTTGAGCTCGGTGATGGCGAAACGCCTGAGGTGTTCTCGGCGCCTTGCGGTTTCACGCAGAAGGGCTTTAGCCGCAACAAGCAGCTCAATGAGGTGGCCATTCCCGATTGCGAGGATCCCGATGCGCCGGTGGTGCTCGGCACCGATGTCTCAACAATCGGCTGGGCTGTGACGGGCGAGGGCGTGCTTGCCGCCGAGGCGATCGCCTTGTGGGATTCGTTCTATGATTCCACCGAAAGCCGCAACGTGAAAATCACGCTCGAATTTGACGCACCCACCGGCAGCATTGTCTATGTGGGCAAGGCGCATCTTGAGACTTTCGAGATCACCGGCGCGCTCGGTTCGCGCGTTACGGCCTCGGTGTCGCTGCGCGGTGATGGCGTTCTGGCCCGCACGCCGGCGCTGTAATGAGCCGCAATGCCTCAATCTCTCTGGCCTGGGCCGATGGCGAGTATGATTTTCGCCTCGGCCTCGGCCAGATTGAGGAATTGCAAGAGGCCTGCGATGCCGGGCCCTATGTGATTCTGCAGCACCTCATCGCCGGCACCTGGCGCGTGAAGATGATCCGCGAAACCTTGCGCCTCGGCCTCATCGGGGGCGGCATGCAGCCAACGCAGGCGATCAAGCTCATCCAGCGTTATCATGATGAGTTGCCGTGGGCGCACAACGTCAAGCAAGCCACTGCCGTGATGCATGCGGCGGTGCTCGGCGCACCCGATGGTGAAAAGCCGGGAAAAGCCAAGGCGGCAAGGGCCAAAGGGGCAGCGAGCTCCCAAACGGAAAGCTCCCTTTCGCCGCCTACTACGGCACGGGCGCAGCCATAGGATTTTCGCCGCAACAGGTGCGCCAGATGAGCCTCTGGCAGTTTCAAGCGGCCGTGAATGGCTATCTTGAGGCGCATGCACCGGCCGATGACAAGAGCCTGGGCCGCGATGAGATCGAGGCGCTCGGCAATTACATCGATGGCAAATGATGATCAGAGATAGGTTTTCCAGCTGATGGCGATCGATGTCGAGAAATTGCTGGTATCCCTTGAGGCCAATCTCAAGCAGTATGAGAAAGAGCTGGCCCGCGCCAACAATCTCACCGTTCGCGAGATGCGCAAGATCGAGAAAAGTGCGCAAGCCTCGATGATCAACATCGAGCGGCATGTGGGCACGCTGGGTGCAAGCCTGAGGGCAGGGCTCGCGGGTGCCGCTGCCGGCGCGGCGGCCGCCTTCGGGGTTGCCATAAAATCGGCAATTTCCGATGCGGCCAAGATCGGCGACGTGGCCGACAAGATCGGCACCACCACCGATTTTCTGCAAGAGCTGGCTTATGGCGCAGTGCAGGCGGATCTCGGCTTTGACGAGCTGAGCGATAACCTCACCCGCTTCTCCCGCTTGCTGGGCGAGGCGCAGAATGGCCAGGGCGATTTGCTCAAGTTGCTTGAGGCCAATGGTTTCAGCCAGGCGGCCGTGCGGGCGATGGATTTCGCCGATGCGCTGCGCGTGGTGGCGGATCTCACCCGGAATGCCAGGAATGAGCAAGATCAGCTGCAGGTGACGGCCGCCGCCTTTGGCGGCCGTGCCGGCGGCGCCATGATCGAGTTCTTGCGCACCGGATCCGAGGGCCTGCGCCAGTTCGGCCAGGATGCCACCGAGGCCGGCGCAAAGATCGATGAGGCGCTGATCAAGAAGGCGCAAGAGCTGGATGATCGCTGGGCGGCCTTGATGCAGTCGCTCAGGATGAAAACGCAAAGCGCGGTGCTCTCGATCACCGATCTCTTGAGCTCGATCAAGATCGAGGGCGATGATGCGCCATCGGTGGGCCCAGGGCGATCGGCGCCGGCGCGTGGCTATAGTGCCGCCGGCCGCAAAACGCCGGATCGGGGCGTGGGCGCGGTGGGCTTTTCCTTCACGCCTCGGCTGCCGGCCGTACAGACTGCCATTCCCGATGAGGCGGCCGATCGTGATGCCGAGCGGCGGGCCGAGGAAGCCAGGCGCGAGCGTGAGCGTGCGGCCGCCGAGGCCTTGCGGCAGCGCCAGGCCGAGCTCAAGGCCATCGAGGATGTGATCTCGGCTCTTGAGTTTGAGAATGAGCAGCTCGGCCGCAATGAGCTGCAACAGCAGATCGCCACGCAGCAGCGCCAGGCCGGCGTCACCGCCACATCAGAGCAGGGCAAGGCGATCGCGGCGCTTGTCACCGAGAATTACAACCTCGCCCAGGCGCAGGAATATCAGAAAGAGGCGCAGCAAGCTCAGCTCGATGCCGCACAAGAGGCCACCGAGAAATTTGTCGAGCAGCAAGAGGAAATGCAACGCGCCTGGCAGCAACTCGGCGAGATCGGTTTTGATGCCTTCCTGCGCATCACCCAGGGCGGGGAAAAGGCAAGCGCGGTGGTGCGGGATATTGCGAGCCAGCTCGCCACGGCGGCGCTGCAGGCCTCTTTGCTGGGCAGTGGGCCGCTCGCCTCGCTCTTTGGTGGTGGCAAGGGCGGCGGCCTCTTTGGCCAGCTCTTGGGCAGTTTTGGCTCGCCGGGAGGCAATGTATCTGCGGGGATCTATCATCAAGGCGGCCTTGTAGGGGGCGGGGGGCCGAGTCGTATGGTGCCGGCGGCCGCCTTTGAGGGTGCGCCGCGCTTCCATCGCGGTGGCGGTTATATCGGGCCGGGTGAGCGGCCGGCCATCCTGCAACCGGGCGAGGTGGTTCTGCCGCGCAACATGCGGCTCAACGCCGGCGGCGGCTCGCAAAAGATCGAGATCTATGATCAGCGCAAGAATGCGCCAGAGATCGAGCGGCGCACCAACAGCCAGGGGAATCCTCAGCTCTTTATCAAAGATGCGGTGAATGGCGTGATCAGTAGCGGCCAGGCCGATGGTGCCATGGGTGGCCGGTACGCCGTCAAGCCGGCGCGCATGATCCGCTGAGGTGGGAAAATGACAGTGGTATCGTTTCCGGCGGATGTGCCTTTTTGCCCGGCCAATGCCTCGCTTGAGGCCAGCTTGCAGGATATGCGGCTGGCCTCGGTGCAGGATGTCGGAGAAAGCACCTATCGCCGGCGCTATTCCGGCCAGTTTGAAAACCTGAGCTTTGATGTGCGGCTCACCCGCGCTCAGTACAAGGCATTGCTCACCTGGTTTCATGGGGATTGCGGCGGCGGATCCTACCCATTCCGGGCGCGCGATCTCGATGATCCGCTGCAGGTGAGTGAATATACATGGACATCGCCGCCCACGCGCCGGGCCCATGTTCCGAATAACAGCATTTTCATGGTGACATTCTCCCTGGTGCGGAGGGTTGCCGGATGAGCCTGCCCACATGGGCCGAGGCCTGGCTCATCGCCAGGCGCTCGGATGATCCGGCCTTGATGCTGGTGACGATCATGCATGAGCAGCTGGAAACCTTCCGGCTGGTAAAGGACACGCAAGAGCTTGTGAGCCGGGGGCAGACCTTCAAAGCCTCATGGTTTGAGGTCGAGTGGGTCAACGATGATGGCACGCTGCCGCGCTGCTCGCTCTCGGTGCCGAATGTGTCGCCAGAAATGGGCAGAATGTTCCTGGGGCTCTCAACGCCACCTCAGGTGACACTTGAGGTGATTGCGCTCTCGCAACCTGATGAGCCGATCGCGCGGGTGCCGAGGCTCGATCTGCGCCGCATGCGCGTGGATCCGCTTTTCATCACCGGGGATCTGGTGGGCAAGGATCACTCGGCCGAGCCCTTGGGCTCAATCCAGGTGTTGCCGGGGAATTTCCCGGCTCTCTACAGGCGGCAGCGCAAGGCATGAGCGGGCATTGGGCTGATCGATATGTGGGCCTGCCGGCGCAAGGCAAGCGGCCGTGCTGGCAGCTGGTGCGCCAGGTGTGGATCGATCGCCTCGGCTTTGAAATGCCGAGTTTTGAAGATGAGCGGGATTCCGAAAGGGCGGTTGCCATCGGATCTCAGACATTCACGGCCGTGCCTCGCGGCCAGGAAAAAGAGCTTGATGCGGTGATGGTGTATGTGCCGATGAGGGACAAGAGCAGCCCGGCCGGGTTTCGGAATGCCGAAACGCATGTGGGCGTGATCGTGGCGCCGGGCCTGGTGCTCCATGTCGAGCAGGATCGCACCGCCGTGATCGAGCCGATCAAGAGGCTCAAGGTGTCGCGGATCCTGCGCGGGCCATGGGGTGCGGCATGAAGGCGAGGCTTTTCCTCACGCCGCTCGATCGGCCGCTCAGTGAGATCGAGATCGGCGAGCCCACGCGCATCAGCGAGATCTTTGAGGATGAGCGGGTGCGCCAGCACTTTCCCGGCATCGAGGTGCGGGAATGGTTTGCCGATGGCGGCTCAGTGCTGCTCAATGGGCACCTCATACCGCCGGAACGGTGGGCGGCGATCACCGTCAAGCCGATCCATGGCGGCCAGCTCGATTTCGTGCGCGTGCCGGCCGGGAAAAAGGCCTTTGCCTTGCTAGCGGCCGTGGCGGTGGTGGCGCTCACCGCCGGCATCGGCGCCTATGGCCTGCCGTTCCTGGGCCCGGCCTTTGCCGCCGGCTCGATCGGGGCCCAGGCGGTTGCTGCCGGCATCGGCATCGCGGGATCGCTGGCGATCGCCGCACTCACCGCGCCGCCAAAGATCGGAAATCAGGGCGAGAGCCGGGATCTCGCGCAAGCCGGTGTTTCCGGCAACACGCTCTCGCTGCTCGATGTGCTGCCGGTCGTGTTTGGAAAGATCGGCGCCTCGCCGCCATACCTGGCGCCGCCTTATACGGTGTGGGATGGCGATAACATCACCGCTTATGCCGTTGTGGGTGTGCAGGGGCGGTGCCTGATCGAAAATGTCAGGGTGAACGGCTTGCCGATCGCCGACTATGCCGGCGCCGTCTATGAAACCCGCGAGGGTGCTGCCGGCGAGGCGGCGCGCACCTTGTTCACCGAAACGGTGATCGAGGAAAGGGATGGGATCAGCCTGAGCAATTTCCAGACTGATCTCGAAAGCTCGAAAAATGACACGCTGGTGGATCAGGCAACGCCGGCAAACTCATCGCCGAAACAGCATGTTTTTCAAACCGCCGGAACATTCACCAAGGCGGTGATCCGCCTGCTCTTTCCATCGGGCATTGTGAAATCGGATGTTGGATCCACCGCCTTTGTGCCGATCAGGATCGAGTTTAGAAAGGTGGGGGATGCGGACTGGCGGCCCGGCCCCACGCTTCATATTGCCGACTATCGCAAGGGCTCTGGCCCGATGCGGGTCGAGATCAGCATCGAGCGGCGCAAACAGCCCGGCGGGCGGCATTTCTCGGCGGCCTTCAACGAATATCCGGTGATCGATGCGGTGGCGCGCACAGGCATCGGTCAATCCTTCGCCTATGATGCGGATCCCTACTTTCACGGGCCGGCCATCATTTCCGGCACGTTTTTCTATCTCAACACCGATCAGCCTTTATTCACCAACTACACAACATCAGGCTACACGGTCAGTGCCTCATCGGAGTTTAGCACAAGCTGGCGGGCCTGGTTTGCCTTCAACGTGCGAGAAACGACAGGCGGCAATTTCTGGCGGCCTGCCGATAACTCACTGCCTGCATGGTTGAGAATTGATCTGCCGTCAGCAAAGACATTCAGGTCTTACATGCTGAATGGTGATGCCGGAAACTTTGATCACACGCCTACAGTATGGATGCCGCAAGGCTCTAATGACGGAACAAACTGGGTCGATCTCGATAACCAAAATGTTGACATCAGTGACAACGTTTTAGGGATAGGTGTTTACCAGATCGATAACCCTGGATCATATCTGTATTATCGCATCAACTTCATCGCCAATGGCGGCGCGGCAAATCAGAAACTGCAGGTCGCGTGGCTGTCCTGGCATGAGGAAGATGCGCCAGGCATCACGCTCACCGGAAATGACATCGCCGGCAATGCTGGCTCTGGTTCGCTCGCTTCCTACGGCACAAGCTATCAGTATTGCCGCAGCCGCTATGTGTCTCTCGATAAGAAAGGGGCGCGCATCTTCCTCGATCCCGATGAGTGGCCTGAGGGCGAATATGAGATTCGGGTGAAACGCGGTGTGGCAGGGCTGCACAACAATTATGAGAGCTATGGCTCAACCTCAACGCCGTATCGCTACAACACATCAGCTGCAAACGCCGATTATTTTGACTATCGCACCACCTCAGGCATCCACAAGATTTTCATCGGCCAGAAAAACTATCGATCAGATTGCACGGTCGAGGCCTTCCAGACCATCGATAGCGAGGCGCCGTTCGATGGCACTGGCATCGCGCTTGTGGCGGTTGCCATTCCCAACATTCAAATCAGTTCCATCTTTGCCGAGTTCACCCGCTATGCCTCGCAATGGGATGGCACGGTGTGGCTCGCCGAGCAGGTGCCGACAAGCCTGCCGGCGGCGCACTATCGGGATCTCTTGCTTGGTGCTGCAAACGTGGTGCCGGTGCCGGGCGAGGCCATCGATGAGGATGGGCTGGCGGCCTGGTATGAGCGATGCGAGGCAAATGGCTATGAGGCAAATGCCATCCTGCAGGGTGCGCGGGTGGATGAGGCAAAGCAGCTGCTCGCCTCGGCCGGCTATGCTTCGCCGCGCGATTCCGAAAGTTATGGGGTGATCGAGGATTACGACACAACGGCCGAGCCGGTGCGCTTCCTGATCTCGCCGGCCAACAGCAAAGATGAGGGCACCACGCTCGATCTTGTCGATCTCCCGGATGCCATCCGTGCCGAGTTCAATAATGAGGCCTTGGGGTATGCGGTCGATCACCGCATCATCTATGCGCCGGGCAAAGATGCGAGCACGGCGAAGATATTTCAGCGCATCAGCTATCCCGGTTTTACCAATGCGGCAAAGGTCGATGCGCGCGCAACCTTCGATCTCAATCAATCGCGGTTGCGCCAGGCGCGCTATTCCTGCCGCATGGGGCTTGAGGGCATGGTGATCCGGCGTGATACGCCGGTTGTAGGGTTTGCCAGTGACGTGGTGGACGGCGCCAGGGCCGGCGGTTTTGTTTCGGCGATCGATGTCGTGGCGGGTGACGTGGTTTCGATCACGCTCGATAACGTCATGCCATGGGGCGCCGCTTCGACCTTCGATCAGATCGAGGACATCGAGAGCATCACCGATGTGCTCGATGCCAGCATGCCGATGGGTGTGGCGATCCGCCTGCCATCGGGATCGATCCTGCAAAAGCAGGTCAATGAAATCTCAGATTCAAACGTGTGCACCTTCACAACGCCATTTCCGCTCGCCGGGAGTGGCCTTGAGGATGTGGATCTGAGCAAGCAGGGCCTCAAGGCGGTTGCCGGGCCATGGGGGCGCATTGTGCGCCGCTGCAAGGTTCTCTCGGTCGTTCCTCAGGGCTTTGAGGAGCGGCTCATTGTCCTGGCCGATGAGGCGCCGGGGCTTTTCTCTTAATCATCGAGGGTTGATCTGATGGATTATCGGCGCAAGGTTCTTGCGGCGCTTCTGGCGCTTGTGTTTGTGGGGCTGGGCTCGATCGCCGAGCTGGCGCACGGTGCCGCAACGGTTGATCGCGCGGTGTGCTCCACGGCCGACAAGGCCGGCGGCGATCCTGGCGCATGTTCTGCCGCCGAGCTCATCGAGAGTGCAACGCAGGAAATTCAAACGCTCTATGATGGCAGCGTGCTTCCCGTTCTCGATGTCGAGGGGCCGGATGCCAACACGATCGAGGGCGTAACGGATCCGCCGGCCACAGCACTCACTCATGGCATGATGCGCACGCTCAAGCCGGTTTCGGACATCACCGGGCCCGCCACCTACAACGATAACTCGCTGGGCGCAAAGCAGCTGGTGACGAAAGCCGGCGGGGCTCTCGGCTCTGGTGATCTCAAATCGACCACGCTCTATCTGATCCAATACTACTATCCAAATGATGAATGGCGGGTGCTGAGCGAGCTCGGAACGGGCGTGGCCTCGGCCTCAAATGCGTATGTGACGATCGGCAACACCGGCGCGCTATCGAATGAGCGAGCTCTCGCCGCCGGCACCGGCCTCGGCCTTTCCGATGGCGGTGCAAATGGCAGTGTTACCTTGTCTGTCACTGATGCTGAGCTTGTGGCGCTGCTCGGCCTCACCTCAGGCAGCAATGCACTCCCATATTTTACCGGGTCCGGAACGGCCTCAACCACCACTCTCTCGGCCTTCATCCGCACGCTGATCGATGATGCCGATGCGGCAACGGCGCGCAGCACTCTCGGCGTGGCGATCGGCGTCAACGTGCAGGCTTATGATGCGGATCTCGCCACCTGGGCCGGCATCACGCCATCGGCCAACGCGCAAAGCATGGCGAGTGCCGCCGACTACGCCGCGATGCGCACGCTGCTCAGCCTGGTGCCGGGCACAAACGTGCAGGCCTATGATGCCGATCTCACCACCTGGGCCGGCATCACGCCATCGGCCAACGCGCAAAGCATGGCGAGTGCCGCCGACTATGCCGCGATGCGCACGCTGCTCAGCCTGGTGCCGGGCACAAACGTGCAGGCCTATGATGCCGATCTCACCACCTGGGCAGGTGTGACGCCATCGGCAAACGGGCAAAGCCTGGTGGCGGCTCTCAACTATGCGGCGATGCGGGCTCTGCTCGATCTTGAGGCCGGCACGGATTTCTATTCCATCGCGGCGGCCGATTCCGCCTTTATCTCGCCCAGCGAGATCGACACATCGAGCGAGCTGCGCGCCATCATCGGCGATG